GGTCAGCACCAGAACCGTAGAAACGGCGACCACCAGCACCACCACCACCCTCATTGAACACACTGTTTTGCTCGTTGAGTTTAGCCAACGCCTGTGTCGACTTCTCAGCCCAAATAGCCAACTGAACCATTGCACCAACAATGTCACTGATTGACTTTGCAAGCACAATCATTGTTTCAACTAGATCCTCAATCGCTTTCTTACCCTCAGGGGAAGTAATCCAACGACCAAAGTCACGGAAAGACTGAACCAGTTCTTCAATCTGCTTCTTGCCCTCCTCGGATTCCAGCCAAGACGAGAACGCATTAGCCAATTCGTCAACCGCAGGCAACAACTCCAGCGACAAAGTTTCCATGACGTTCTCAAACCGTGCAGCCATCTTGTCCGTTGCACTGGCAGTCGCTTCAGCTGTACCACCAACCTGTGTTTCAATCGCGCCAAGAATAATCTCCTGAGCAGCAAGCAGGTTGTTTTGCTGGATAAGCGTTTCAATCTGTGCGCGTTGTGCTTCAGTGAACGTGACACCAGCCCGTCGCAACGCCGTCAAACCTTTTACAGGGTCTTGCAACGCCTTACCGAGTTGGATCGCGTTGGATTCAACGTCACCAAAGCCAGCAGCGGCTAAGTCAATGGCAGCCTTTGTTGCCCGGTCGAATGGCCCACCAATTTCATCAGCAGAATCACCGAGTTCCTTGAACGTGAGCATTACGGCCTGAGCTGAACGAATCAGTTCATCATCGACACCAGTAGCAAACGAAAGAGTTTCCGCATACTTGGACATTCGCTTAGTAACCTTGTCGGTGTTCTCACCAAACAAACCCATCTGTTTTGCAATGTTGCCCAAACGCAGCTCAGACTTGCGAGCCTCCTCACCCATTTTGATGAAGTTGGGCAGGAACATGATGATTGCACCGGCAAGCAACCCCAGAGCGCCCAGGGCGAGGTTCATTGCGCCGCCGACAACCTTGCCAAACATCTGAGCACGTTTGCCTGCATCGCTCAGGCCGTCTTGGAACTTCTTTGTTTGCGCCACCAATGTGACGATCATGTTGCCTTTAGCCATGACTATCCCCCGAATCCTGTTGTTTCGAAACCGTTGCGCTCAATCCAGCGACCGATTTCCTTGTTCCACATCTTGACAACTGCTGCCCTTGTTTGGTCACGCGCTTTACGAATGTAAGGGTTGCCTTTTGTTCGACCATTCATCGTCTTAGTTTCAAGATTGCTGAAAGTTGTGAGCGACTTTCTACGCGAAAGACTATTGACTGTGCTGTCGCTGATGTTCTTGTAGTAACGACCAAACGACACAGACTTACCATAAGTGTTTGCTTGACCGGCTACTTTCGGCTGCGCAATCACAACACCACCAAACAAGAACCGAGCAGGTGCGTTGTTTTGAGTTATTTTCTTACCTGCATAACCACGGATGGATTCTGCCAAACGCCCACTCTGTACCGGGGCAAGGTAGGTGGCTCGGCGAGCGACAATGATCGCGGCCTGCTTCACCCACTTCTGGAACTCATTACGCTCAAGCCCCATCTTTTGAAGTTTTCTTGCTACACCATCTTTGCCATACAAGCCAGCGATGTACGCATTACCAGCCTTGTTGGTGGCAATGCGTACACCGTACTGACTTTCAGACATAGCCGATTAGACGGCAGCAGTCCAGGCAGGTACGCCAACAACCTCGAAGCGGATACCCGACCACGAGAATGTTCCGTCAGCGGATGCATCTCCACCGAACGGGATTGCTCCCTTTGCAGGGATCCGCAACGTTCCTGAGAACTCACCAGCGGTCGCTGCCGAGGTTTCCAGGGTGAACGGTACTTCGTCACCTGCGTTGTTCCAGCACACCATAAAGAACGAGGTTGCATCCGTGGATGTAACACCGGACATTTCGATGTAGAAGTCACGAGCGCCACCGTTTGTTGCATCTGCGAACGTGGTCACATCGGTCGATGCTTCCTCGGACTGCAACATGATGCTTGAGAGGTCGGCTGTGTAGTCGTCACCGTCAACGGTGATCGTAATGGAGTTCGCTTTTACACGATTTACCATGAGTTATTTCCTTTACAGTTGGAAGTTTTGACGAACCGTGATGGTTGCGCCAAGATAAAGGCCAGCACCAATCTCAACAGCCTGTGGCTGTCCGACTGAACTGGCATACATTTTTGGTGCTTCAGTGATAGCAGACAGAGCAGTTTCAACAGCAGTGTCCAACGCTTTTGATACGACCGTGTTTGCACCGGCAGCAACAATGATTTCTACATCGAACGAAACTGTGAACTCACCGAATACTTCACCACTTGCGATCCAGTCACCGGATGGAACCATCACGGCCATCGGTGGTTGGGGTCGTTCAGGAACTTCGGCATAAGCTCGTAAACCTGCACCACTGAGAACAGCGAGCAGGTCGGCACGAGCCTGTGACAGCATTAGGCGATTCCCTGCCCCACATAAGGCTGCAGGAGGGGATATGCGCCCACCATTGGGTCACGAGCAACCCTGATGGCACTAGCGCCCTCAAACGTCGCGTATTGGGCGATACCGTTGGGCGCAGCTCTACGGCTGTAGAGTTCTTGCCCCACCTCGATTCTGGCGCGGTCTGTAATGGTTGCTGGAACAGTTGCAGTTCCAACAAACTTGGTGACGATTGCAATCGCTTCAGTCCAGCACTGCTCAACGAAATCATCGTCAGCAGTAGGAGCGTTTACATACGCTTTCAAGTCAGTCCAAGACAGAGCCACGCCAGAATCCTTAGGTTAGTTACGCGGTCTGGTCGACTGGAATTACGAACAGAGGATATTCTCCAGCGGTCGCAGTGTAGGTCGAGAGACTGAACGCCTCGGACAGGTTGATTGCGTTCTCCTGCGACAGACGGAGTGCGCCTGACGTGTACTGACGGATAGCCAGCGAGGAGACGAATGCACATTCATCCTTGTTTACGTGGTCAAGTCCTGCATCGACAACGATTGGGATACCGGCGATGGATCCGCGGAGTCCTGAGACGTTTGCCGAACCGACAGCGCCAGCAGCTTCACCAGCGAACGAGATGACCGGGCTTCCGTCAAGAGCGAGCAAGTCCTTGAACGTGGCCTTGTCGACGATGAGTGCGTCAATCTGCACACCGTTGGGTGTGAAGTATGTTGCTGATGCGTCAGCGAGGCCGCCAACCCATCCTGCATAGTCGGTTGCTGCGAGGGTGACCTTGTTGCCAGCGGTGACCTGCGAAGCGCAGATTGCCTGGTACTTGGTGCGGAGTTGCGTTGCGAGCAACTTGCCGAGCGAGATTGCTTGCTGACGGAGAACCGAGTTGAGGTAATCGACACTTGACCTGTCGATCACTTGACGGCTCAATTCGCTGAAATTTCCGACCGTGATGATGTTCTCAGTGAACGTGTCAAGGCGGAGCTCGAGGTATCCGAGGTCATCACCCTGAGCAGCCTGAGTTGCTGTTCCGTCAGTGAGACCGTCAACAACACCGAACGTGATGGTCATGCCGGTTGGTGGGGTTACACCGCGACCGAACACCGTACCGAGTGGGTTCGCTGCTTCAACTAGACGGATAAGGTCAACGTCGATGGGGGTCGTGATGGAGTCAGCGGTCGTTGCACCGGTGTAGGTACGGATCGCGTTCTCGTCGTTGTCCGCGATGGCTTTGAGGAACTCACCTGCCGAACGGAACTGAACCGAAGCGGGTGCTTCGACCTTGTTGATGCCAGCAATCTCGCGTTCGAGGTGCTGGATTGCTTCACGAACCTCGGCGAGGTCGGAAGCTTCTGGAGTGATGTTCTCCACTGTTTCCTCCTTATGGGGGGCCGAGTCCGGACTTTCCGAATCGGATTCTTCACGCACGTCAGTAACCACGGCATCGGAGTACCAGGGCGTGGATACCAGCGAGACCTCCCTGACAAAAGCGTCAGTTACGATCCTGTTGCGGTTTTCATCAGTTTTGGAATCACGCATGATGAATCCAACTGAGAAACGGTTGATGACGTTATCGTCAAGCAGGGTTATGGCATCCAATCCCCTGGAGGTTGAACTTATCGTCGCAGTAATCTCAAAGCCCTCGTCGGTGTGACGGCCTGAAACAATCTTGCCGATTGGTTCTTTCTGATCGTGCTGCCACATGAGTTTGGCTTCAGGGTCAAGGGTTACGGCGTTGCGAGCAAACATCTCGCCGTTCTCAAGTACCTCGTAGGGAACAGCGATGCCGGTCACTTCACGCTTCTCAGCATCGGTAACGCGGAACTCCATTTCACGGATTTGCATTTCAGACAATGTTGGTGACTCCTAACATGGGCAACTTTTCATCGTGACGAACTTCGTCGATGGTTTTGAACCCTGCGGCGAGGGCAATCTGGTGGGCTTGGTAACGAGTGAGCGTGTCGGCGCGAAGCAAACTTTCGATATTGAGTCGTGCTTCAGTACCCCGCGGCAAAAGTGCTGAGAGGTTCTGCTCTATTTCCACGTAGTACTGCGAGAGCGTGTACCGTGTGAATGCAATCTGTTCCATCTCTACATTCGAATAAGTCATGCTGGATCCAGACTCAACCAGAAGCATCTGGGCGGGGATTCCAAACAGGCGAGCAACCTGCTGAACGCCGAACGCTTGGTTCTCGAGGAACTGTGCATCTTTCGGGTTTAGATACATTGGCTGGTAGTTCAGGCCGTTACCGAGAACAGCAACACCATTCTTTGCACCAGCGGTTGCGTTCCATGCCGTCTTTGCAGCTGCGGCCTGGTCGGGCGACAACATCTGATCCGACTTCAGAACACCTGATGGAATTGCCGAATCGGTAAACCAAGTCGCAGCGTAATCGCGTGTGTCCTTGATTGCGAGCAGTTCAGGTTGGCAGGACTGGATGGGTCCGAGACCGTAAAGGTTGCCGGGTACTGTAAGAGCCTTGAGGTGCTGAATATCACGGATTGAGTATTCAATTGTGCCACGATATGTGTACCCCAAGAGGTTCCCATAATCGTCGGACTTGATTAGCATGTCGAACGGATTTAGCACCTCAAGTTTGACAGTCTCGCCGCGGGGGTTGCGTGACACCAGCCAGAAGCAGTTGCCAGCCAACGCGATTGAGTTCACAGTCCTAGCCATAAACTCGGCGCGGGTAATCTTGTCGTCGGGTTGCTTGATCCACAACGGAGTCGATTCAAGCTTCTCGTCATCGCGGTAGATGTGAACACCGACCTGCTTGATGGCCGTTGAGAGAATGCTAATCGCCCGGTACACCGAAGCCATTGAAAGAGCATCGCTGGTGGTGACACCTGACGTTGCGCTGCGTGGCGGTGGCACGATTGACGAGCTACGTTCCTCCATGCGGTCGAAATCAAGCGCAACAGAACGCACCGTTTCGAATGGTCGCAGCGGGTTCAGGAACTCCAAGAAACTAGCCATTGCGTAAATCGTACCACAAACGCAAGATTATTGCGTCGGCGTGTCGTTTTATTGCGTTACTGGCAACTTTCGCACTGCAAATAGTCCATTGGGTCAACAGGTGGGATAGGGTACGCTTCTTTTTCCATAGAGGATTAGAATACCTGAAGCCCAACCTCTCGCAAAGTTTCCGCGCCGTACACGGCCAAGAGTGTCGCCATTACGCTGTCGATTTCCACGCTCGAGTCTTTACGCGATACGCGGAATCCCTCGCCGATAAACTTGCGCACCGTTCGTGGAATCTGAATCGACAGCAAAGGGTCGGGTGCGTGTTTGAGAGTCTGCCTAGCAAGTCGGGCATAGAACAAGCTAGATGCGTTGACAATCTCGGCAAGCGATACGGTGTCCGATGGAAAGCCGCGCAGTTTCAGTTCGTTGTGTAGATCGCGGAGAATGTACCCATCCATGAGAATCGCCCTGGGCGAATGGGCCAGCAACTGTTGACAGATAGCGACCAGTTTCTCGAGGGTCGGTTTCACCATGCTGAGGACTAGCTCGGTGTGGATTACGTCATCGACCTTGACAGCGACCGCGACTGAAGCGTGTTCCCAGCCAGGTGTCCGGTCAATGGCGAATACGAGTTCACCGTCAGGGAATACGTCGTCAATTCCGCGTTCGTTCTTTTGCCAGAGCTCGAACGGAATGAAAGCCTTGTTGCTGGTGTTCACGAATCGGTTGAGACGGTAACGGATTATGTCATCGTCGGGCAGAGCTCGAACATCCTCAAGCACTAGACGCGGGTCAATGCGGCCCGACTGGAGTGCAGGGTTCGCTTCAATCAACAGTGCAATAAGTTCGTCATCATCATCTGGCACTCGTGCTTCAGATGCCTCCCAAATCCATGCACCGAAACGATCTAGTTCCCCGGCAATCGCTTTCTGCGCGTTCTCGTACAGTCGGGTGAGCAGCTCAGAGTTTTCATCCCCTGCCGTTGTGATGCCGAAAACGAGGGTGTCCGGTCTAGATCCGGTTCCGCTAATAACGGCATCCCACGAAGTTGCATCGACCAAGTGGACTTCATCAACGATGGCAACCGAGATAGGGATACCTTGCAGGGTGCTTGCTTTCGCGGCCTTGATTTCGTAACGCGATCCATTGACTGACCGGATGCCACGAGTGTCGGTCAGTTTCGTCATCATCTTTTGAAGCGCAGGGTTGCTGGCGATTACGCGCTGGACTCGCTCATAAACCAGCCTGGACTGTTCGGCGGTCGAAGCAATAGACACACTGAACTGATTGTCTTTCCTGAGCAGTGACCAAACGCCGAGGGCTGAGACGAGTTCGGTCTTGCCGTTTTGTCTTGCACAAGACACCAAGCAACTTCTCCACCTCAACTCGCCAGAGGGCAGCAACTCAGTCACAGCTCGAAGCAGCGAAACCTGCCAGGGGTCGAACTTGAACGTGCCACCATTGGCAACCGACCACGCTAACTCCAACGCTGGCAACAGCCAGTCGATGTCGGCCTTGAAATCATCCGACAGTGGAGGAGTGAACCGGGTCGGCGCGAACGTCATCGGTGCAGCATCTTTTCCAATGGATCATCGGCGACAACATTGGTCGGTTTCGACTTGAGCAGCGACCGGTGAAGTACACCGAACTGTGCAACGAGCGCGGCCTGAACCTCGCGATCTAATTCGGTCGCCAACGCTTGCAGCGCAACAACCGATGGCGCGTGCGATGCATCCAACCAATAAGCGTCTGCAATGAAAGCTTTGACGGATTCTGTGAAATTCATGGGGCATTCCCTTCGATGTTCAAAAGTTTGGGGGTAAAAAGGAGAGATAGGCGGCGGATTGGGAGAGGACCGTCTAAAAAAACGGTCACGTTGCCCTGAGAGGGCGTGGGGTCTTTGTTTGGTGGGATTACTAGGGCACTACCACCCCCCACCTCTGGTTGGTCCAGTTGAGGCGCTTGTTGATACGGTCAGCCTTGCTGCTGTTGCATCGTCGGCAGGATGTTATGAGATTGCCGGGGTCTGATGTACCCCCCATGCTGTGAGGCAGGATGTGATCCACAGTGTCACCCTCCCCACCGCAGTAAGCGCAGGTGTGTGCATCGCGTTCGAGGATGAATGCGCGTGTGCGTCTCCATTCGGGTGTGCGTAGGTCTGGTCTGTTGCTCATACAATCTCCAAGCGTTGGAACTCTCCACCTGATGTGGTGGTGAATGTGATTGCGCCGCGTTTCCCTGTTTGTCCGGTCTTGTGTTTCCACCAGGTTGATTCGGATTCCATTGTTGGTGTGCAGATTGCGAGGCGGTGCTTCTGACTCTTTATCGAGAACTCATGCTCGTGGCCGTGTACCAGGATATGACCTGCCTGTGCAGGTTGGAGGCCGAACGATTGACCTGCCCACCAATCCATCGACTTACCCCTACTCCATTG